CCAGCCGTATATTTTATAGACTATGCCTGTCTAAAGGTATATACACCATACCAGAGTAGGTTGACCTCTGCCAACTTCCTCCCCGCATAAAGCCCACTACAGCTAAAGCGGCTAATAGTTTTTGCAATCAAAAAACTACTAGGGGCAACGACTTTATAAACTTGGCTCGTTGCAGCACCAACCATTTTTTATACACAGGTGGGGTTATTCTGTGTCATTCCTATAGAGGTAAGGAATTTTTTCTATATTTAGTTAAAATCTAGTGTCAGCATTTACTTTTTTATATTGACATTATTAAAAAAATGAGATATAATTTTTATATAGGCGTAAGAAAAAGTGTTCATAACCTCTATAGGCTATAAGTTTAGGCGTTTACCCTGCTTTAGGTTATAAGGTTATAAGTTGATAATTAGTGTCGGCATACATTTTTATTGACATTGCGAAATTTCTTACGTTTGCGTATGAGGCAGCAGCTCTGTAAAGAGTTGCTGCTTTTTTATTTTAATCGAATTTGATAAATTTGTCTAGTTGTGGATAATGTGGATAACTCTGTGTATAAACTATATATAGTATTTAAACAGGGGAATTAGCCTATAAAATCACAAGATATAGTAAAAATAAAAGTTGTAAAAATTTTTAGCTTGACTTTTTAGCAATGGAGCTTATAATTTAAATGTAATTACAAAATGCGTTAGGGGGGCAATGCCTGTTCTCAAACGAATCAAAAGCCGCTCCCGGTAGTTTCTAACGTCGATTAAGTAGCAAGAACATCACAAGAACAATTTTTTTCTTCTTAAAACAAGTATCCTTTCTGTATGATTTATTAAAAAAATCTTAGTAGGTTATCCCTAGAATGCAGCTATACATTCTAGGGATTTTTTCTTTTTATTTTTTTCAAAATTCACTTGACACCTTCTTGTATTCGCTTTATAATGAGAATAAAGGGGGGCTACAAATGAGGTTTGTGTTAATGGCGTTAGGGACTGGTGTTGTTGCCGCAACAGCGGTATTCGACACATTTAGTCAGATATTAAATTTACTTTTTATCACGGTCAGCAATCAGCGACATTGCTTACTGAATTTACTTTACTTTATAAGCGCAGTTCTTGCGCTGCTGGTGATTTTGAAATGAGGGTCATATTAAATCCTTTAATGCCGAATAAAGACGGTTACTTGACGCCTGTAAAGCCGTCACAAGTCTATCATTGCGATAACATAAATCAATTTGTTACGCAAGTTGTTAAATCCGGCTCGCTCAATACTGAATATGTTGATTTGTGCAACATAGTTGGCTATTCAGAAGAAAAGGCGGATGTTAAAACATTAGTCGAGATTTTGAAAGACTTATTTTTTGAAAAACATCTAGCTTTAACAGTGGATTTTGACGAATAAAAAAACGCCTGCACAAGACGCACAGACGTAAAAAAGGAGTAAGCCGCTACACATAAATAATATAACTAAATATGTGCTTAATCAAACTTAAAGGATTACTAATGAGAAAGAAGGGCAAAGCTATGCAGATTAAATTCCCATTACTGAACGCAGAAGATATAGAGATACGCGTTAACCGTATCATTAAGTGCTATGCCGAGAATGCACAAGGCGAACGTGTTGAATACTACAAGGCAGATTTACTGCTTTATAAAGACGCTCGTGTTGATATGTACTATCTTGATAGATACGTCGGGGCGGATAGCTGGCAAAGAACACATAGGGCAGAAGGAAACGACTTTATTTGTGGAATATCAATCAAGGCGCAGAATGGCGAATGGATAACGAAAGAAGATGTCGGCGAATTATCGAATGTTGCAGCGAACAAGGGGCGAGCTTCCGACGCATTTAAACGTGCGGCTACTAATTGGGGGATAGGGAGAGAATTATATAGTTCCCCAAAAATTCAGCTCATACTAAAAAAATATGAAACGTATATCAATAATCGAACGAAAAATGTAGCTTTAAGCAATGATGTTACTTTCTTCGTTTCAGAAATTGAATACGACGAAGCAAAGCGTATCATTAAAGCTCTTGTGATTAAAGACGGGAACGGTAACTATCGTTTCGCCTACCCTGACGCCAAGCGCAACGAGATACAGAAACGAATCGAAGCAGCGCAGCAAGTCGGCGCATTAGTTGCCGCCAGCGTCGAAAAAGGCAAAGAAAAGCCGTTGCCCGAAATTATCCCTGTTAAGCGGGAACGGGCAGAAGAAGCACCGCCAATTATTAAGCCCAAAAATACGCCGCCACCTAAAGATGATGACACACGGAATATGTGTATCATGTGCGGTGTCGGCATAAGCAAAGCCGTAGCAGCTATATCTAACCGTAAAGTTCAGCAGACAGTTTGTTTGCAATGTCGAGAAAAAATATTGAAAGGCAGGTATAAAAAGTGAATTTAAAAGGTATCATTTCAGGTGTCGTTTGCGAAAAATGCGGGGCAGTAAAGCTGTTCCCATTTTCAACAAAAGGTCAGACAAAAATCAAAGCCCGGTCTTTAGGCTGGACTATTTCTAAACAAAAGCAAGTCGGTACTGAATGGCGTTCTGTCTGTAAATGTCCCGATTGCGTGAATAACGGTTAAGAAAAAGCCCCTAGCGTGTCACACAATCGACGCTAGGGGCTTTTAATTTTATCTTGCTTATGTTTCCTTGTGTTGATGATTTAAACGGCTTATAACTTAAATTTGACGTTCTCGCACTTTAAAACCTTTACATTCTACTATTGCCGCCGAATTTACTTTCTTATTGCTGACGCTGCTATTTATATACCGCCCTTTCACTGCTGACCACGCCAGCATATATTTATCAACAGCAGGTGTAACCTTCGTTGCTGCCTTTTTCGTAATCAGCCTTAATTTACTGTAGCGTCCTTCGTGTGCGGTGATAAAGCCGATATGTGGCGGCACTTCGTCGAGTAGCCCCAGCTTTTCAAGCTGCTTGAACGTGTCTGACGGCATGACGTAGTAATTAACATCACCCACTAAGTTATGCCCGTTCGGACTTTTGAAATCGCTTACAGTGCTTTTTATCTCAAAGCATAAAGTGATTAATTCAGTAGGCAAGTCAAAAGCCTTAAAGGTCTTTATAACGTCGCCCTTGTAGTTCTTTTTTTCACAAGTAATATAATGCTCTTCCGGATTAGTTATTCCGTAGGTTATAGGCGGCAGCATAAAGCTTTCACAAACTTTTATACAATCTACCTTCCCAGCTTCACTCAACCCGTTTAAAACGGCTATTTCATACGCGGTTAATATTCCGCGTGCTGTAGCAATTCTAACCCCGTCAATCTTTGACGGGGTATATTCTTTTAACGCCTTTTCTATTCTTAATACTATATCACTTTTCATTGTTTATATCCTTTTTTCTATAGTCTATAGTTAAAACATAATGCCCAGTAGCAAGCAAAGTTCTAACCCGCCGCCTGTAGAATATATAAGCTTTTTTTAACTGCTGTATCCGTTCTGCTTTCATTTTTTACCTCAAATAAATAACAGGTTCACTTTCCTGCTCGTTAACGACTATAACGCCAAGCAAAGGGCAGCCGTCCGAGTGGTCAAGGTCTGCATAGTCGTTTATTTTATAAACTTGTGTTTCAGCAGGCAAGCCCATTATAGCATTCATTAGTTCTTCTTTAGTCATTGTTTTTCTCCGTTTCCAATTCCAATGTTGCCCAAAAATCACCATTACCTTTTACTATGCTTATGATCCGCCAAACGCGGCGCGCATAGTATCTGTTGATGAATTCTATCAATTTCTCGTGGCTTGGGTTGAATATTGATATATATTTTCTCATTTTTTCACCCCGTTACAATCTTTCGCACACTCTGTACAAAATACATTTGTTTCTGTTATTACTGCGGTGCCGTCATAAACGGGTGTCCCGCATTTTGCGCAATGAAGATACCAACCGTTTTTAAAAAATTCTTCCGCTGGTATATCATCCATGCTCCTATATTTATCAGCCCACGGAACACGATAAACCCGTATTTCTGTAAATTCTCTATTATGTTCGGCAGCAAGTAACGCTTTAGCTTTTCCCGGTGTGGTAGTCCACGCAAAATAACTTCCCCCGTAATCTTCGTCGTCCCACGCATAAGCTTTTATATTCATTCTTTTTCATCTCCTATACATTTTAATCCGCTTCAAATAGCGGAATATCTTTTCCTACACTGGCTATACGCTTTTCGGCTATGTCGCAATATTCCGCTGATATTTCAAAACCTATAAATTTTCTGCCTGTTAACATAGCCATTTTTGCTGTTGTACCGCTGCCACAAAACGGGTCTAGAACAACATCACCTTTATTTGACCAAGATAAAATGTGGTCATTCGCCAAGCGTTCAGGGAATACAGCAGGATGTTTCGTTTTATTTAATCCCCTTGCTACTTCCCATACGTTAAAACGTCTTGAATATTCTTTAACAACTCTTTTTTTAGATAAAGTGCGTCGCTGCTCTCTGCCGCTTCTCGTTTCACAGTTAGAAACGTTTCCTGCACTTTTGTTTTTCCTGTCGCACAACAAATTTAACGTTTTCGGACGTCCTTTTGATAATATAAACATATATTCAAACACATCATAATATCTACTTTCGGTAGGCGCAGCAGGTGAAGGTTTAAGCCATATCATCGTATCATAAATATTAAAACCTATCTCCTTGAAGAACAACGCTTGTTTAAAAGAAGTCCCTGTTTCACTTCCATTGATAGTTGAATCAGAAACTATCCATACAACTACCCCACCGGGTTTTGTTATTCTATAGAGTTCTTTTGCAACTGATTTAAAATCCCACGAAAAGCCTTTATATTTTCGCAATTTATCGTAAGGTGGTGATGTTACTGTTAAATCTATGCTGTCATTCGGAAGCTTTTTCATTCCCTCTAAACAGTCCATGTTATAAATTTTGTTCATATCCATTTTTAATTTTCCTTACGTTTTGGGAATAATTTTAAACACCCTATTTGTAGCACACTCAAAGAATTTATCAGCTTGATACTTGTCGACATATTCTTTGGCTTTTTCTTCCGCTTCTACTCTGTTGTTTGCTTCTACTTCAAAGTCAAAAGCATATGTTTCAATTAATTTTACTTTATATTTTTTCATGGTTATTCTCCTGTTAAATATTCATAGTCCTCTTTTAAATGTTTTTCTGCTTCAAAATACGATTTATAATATTTCCCTGATTTTTTTAAAAGTAAAAACTTTATGTTGTTTTTATTAAACAGTGTTTCGTTATGGATAACACCTTTATTCCTTCCTTCGTCAACCGCGACGTAAAAATATACGTCGCCTATTTCAGGCTGCCACGGTTTCTTTTGTACGCCATAAAAGCCAGTTAACAAACCTAATAATATATTCGGGCAAAATCTTTCTTCATCTTTAGATATTAAAATATCTCTTGACGAGGTTGGATTACCGTTAAAGAAAAATGTTTTGTCTGGATGTATATGTCTGCCATTTTCATTTGTCAGCATAAATTCTTCGCCTATTTCTAAATTATTTTCATCTAAAAAATATTGGATATATTTACTTAACATTATTATCACCGTCCATTTTAGCCCCGCACTCCGGGCAGTATTTTGTTTCGTATTCTTGTGTAGTTTGGCAAACGCTGCACATACTCGCGTCAAAAGTAATGTCTATCCAATGTCCTTTATCACGTTCTGCTACTGTAGGAATTGTATCAAGCCTATCAGCAGCACTTTGATAACCAGCTTTAAGACCGTCATAAAACCCACAGCAATCGTGTATATCTCTAGCTATTCTTAATAATTCAGCTTTCGCCTTATCAGCGTCTATTAATCTCATAATATACTCACCGTCCATTTATTAAATAATTATTTCTTCTTTCATCATATCTCCCCCGCACAGCCGTTAATCATTATGGCGTTACCTTCAATATCTCTCTTCAATTCTTTTTCGCCGTCTTTATAGGCAAGACAAAAAAACTTGCCTAAATACTGATGTTTTTTTTAAAAAATCGCAATCTTTCGGGCATAATGCGGGCTTAAAAAGCTGTATCTGCTGCCCACATTTTGGGCAGTAAACAGAATCGCTGTTATTCACCGTGTCCGTGATGTGATAATCACATTCAGGGCAAAAATCTACTCTTTCCCCATTTCTTAACTTAAATCTCTTGCTATATTTTATATTTGTCATATTTTTTCACTCCTTTATGGCAGTCCCCTTACTGTTACTATTTCCTTTTTATCGTTGGAACGAATTTCTACTGTATGAATTTCAAATTTTTGCACATAGCCGCACTTGTTATATATCGCCTGTGCGCCTTGTTTCGCCCTTGCAAACGTTTTATAAAGCTTAACTTCTCCATTGATTGTTGGAACGTGTCCCGGTACATATATATCGCCGTGAAGTCCTATTGTTCCAGTGTAGTAGCCTAAATTGTTACCTGTGCAATTTCCGAAATTATGAATTAAATAAATCGCATACCGGGTATGTGAATCTAGTTGAAAAAAATCCCCGTACTGCTTTGCCGCCGTCAAGGTCGGAAAAGATTTTATCTTTATATCTCGAAAATATAATATGTAGTGTCGGTTCACTTTTTCTATCGTGATTAAATGGCTATGTGACATTTTATAACAATCATTTACTTTATCTTTAATCCACATTCAGGTAAATCTCCCTTATAATGATATCTGTAGTTATTCGGTACATTTCGCGAATAGTAATCAGATTTTCTTTTCGGAAATCCAAACTAAAAGTTTTTATGTAATCTTCTGCTATTTCCATATTTTTAAAAGATAACTTTTCTTGTATCTTGCCATTTATAACAATGCAGTATATCTTTTTTACAACAGCGTTACTATTTTGCATTTTTTATTCCTCTCCTTCTTTCATAGTATAGTCATTCATTATATAACTTGTGAACACATTCGCTTCCTGAATCATTACAGTTTTATTTTTGTAAAAAGGTTTAAAAAGCTCTATGAAACTTTCAGCTTCTTCACGGCTGTTAAATGTATAGCATTCTGTGTATCCGTCTGCTATGATGTAGTATGCTTTTGCTTTTGTAACACAAACACTTTTCATTTTTATTCTTCGTCCTCGTCTGCTTCTTCAATTTTCGGGTAACGCATATCAAGATATTCGCAGTCTATATTGCCCCCTTTATTTTTTTATTTTTCCTTACCTCTTGTCTATATTGTAGCCCCCCTTCGTCCTGTTGTCAAGTATTTTTGAAAAATTGCAAAATAAAAAAACAGGGCAAAAGCCCTGCTTTTTTGCTTTTCTGCTTTTTGGTTATAAGTTAGGAAAAATAAATTCAAAAACAGAAAGACTGTCAGCTTGGTAAACTGTAGCGATTATTCTGTGATTAATTAAGTTTTTAAAATTATAACACACTTTTTTCAAAATTCAACTGAAAAAATTTTGTCCGCACGTTTGTATTTATTGACGGCGTCCCGCGCTTGCTTGAAGCGGTTGTATGCAGATTGTTGCAGCAAGGCTGATTTCAGCAAGATACTTTCAAAGTCGCCTACCGTTAACGTTACTAGCTCATATTCTCCCGCTTCATTTTTCGCCCTAAAAAGGTTATCGCCTTTCATTTTTGCAACTTCATGCGCCGAATTAAATTTAATAATGTTGTCCGTGTCCCGGTCAATGTAGTAAGTCTTACCGTTGACTTCGTACTTTGTGGGGACTACTAATTCGGACTGATATTCTTGATATAGCTGGCTAATGCGTATAGCTCGGGCTTCATCCGTACTGTAATTTAATTCTAATTTTAATATATTTAACGCGCTACACTGTTCATCTGTCAATGTGTTTGGAAGCGATACATTCGGCATAGCTCGCCGCAACGCGTTAATGCTGGTGTAGTCAGTCCCTTTGTATCTGTATACTGTTTTTTTATCCATTTTTAAACCCCTTTCTTAACCGCTATACGGCAGGACTACTGTATCGCATACCTGAATGGAAAAGCTGCCCGTATCATCAACTATGGCTATAACATTAATGATATTATTCGCATTAGCCGTTAATGTCGGCGCAACACCTTTAGGGTAGTAGACTGCGCTACCCGACGGGAACGTCCAAGTTACCGCCGGAACAGTAGCCCCCACAGGTAACCAAAAGGTTAACGTCTTACACATATAAGGCACACTTCCTACGGTCGCTTTGAAGTTCATGTTTGAAAAATTCATATTTAAGCTCGACGGTTTATTGATTGAACAGTTAATCAGATAGCAATTTGCTGCTGATTGATAGTTAATGGTGTTCCCTGTGTTCGGCGTTGCGTAGTAAGTATTTTCCGCAGTACCTGTAAAGTAAAGGCAGCTTTCTTTGTTCCCAGCTCGAATAACGCCGTTAGACGTGCCAGTATTTAACGTTGAGCCAACCGTTAAGCCCTGTGATATATAAAAGTTACCATTGCTATCAATGCTGCTTGTGTTGCTGGCTAGGTTGTTCGGCGTGAATAGTATCTGCCCATTACTGTCTGCCTTTATAGTTACATTATTGTTATTTCTGTCAACTTCTAATATCTTAAAGTTTCCAACTTGCAAGGCTGCATTTTTCGTATAGCTGATAGCAGAATTATTCTGTAAAGAAAATATACTGTAGTCAGTGCTAATGGCTTCTGCTTGATTTGAAAGCCGCATACCTGCCGTGTTATCGGCTGCCTCGGGGTAAAAACCTATGATTTTGCTTGTACCGCCGCCACCTACTCTTAAACCACTTGAAGTGCTATACTTTAGAATACTATTAGCTAAAAAGTCAAGTGTAGCCGTCGTTGCAGTGCCGCCTATTGTGGCAACTTGTGCTGTGCCAACATTGAAAAAGTGTGCCAGTCCTTCTGTAGCTGTATAATACATTGCTCCGGTGGCAGTAGAATTTATCTTTGCTTGCGTTGTTGCGCTATTAGGCTTCGTGCCTAATGTGATAGTTCCACCAATGCCAGCAAGTGCGCCGTCCCTCACTGTTATAGGTTTATTAAATGTGTTCGTTCCTGTAAAGTTGTTATCTCCTGCGGCGGTAACATCACCGCCGCCCCCGCCTGCCTCAATGGTAATATTTTTCGTTCCGTCGAAAGCCACGCCGTTTATTGTGCGTGCGGTTTGTAACTTTGTTGCTGTATTAGCATTACCTAACCATTTTGCAACACCATCATGTGTGACCGTTGAAAAGGGATTATTATTGCTAGAAAAAGCTACTTTCGTATCATCGTCACGTATGACAAATACACTATTATTCGTTCCAATTCTAAATACATGAGGTTGATTTGTACTTATGTGATAAAATAATCCACCTAAATTATCCGTCCCAATTCTTGCTTGTACTGTTTCATTTGTTGGAGGAATACCAAAAAATATACCACCACCGCTGCCTGCCGCTGTGCCGTTTGATACAGCAATGTTTGCTCTGAAAGTATTTAAAGCTGTAAAGGTATTAGGTGAATTTAATCGAGCGTATCCACTTAAATCATGGTTACCGCCTAGAATATCCCATTGTGCGCCGTCCCATGCTACATTGTCCCCTGCTTTAATACCGTGGTCGGGGTCTGCCGTTTCAACGTTCCACACGTCGCCTACTTTCTGCCCTGTAGTCGGTAAATCGGCGTAGGTAGCAACGCTGCCTTTATATTGATATACCGTTGTTAATCCGAGTTGTTCGGCGGTTACTTTATGCGGATTACTGAAGTCAGCTTCATGTGTAGCAAGGTTATTCGCCACAGTAGTTATTTTTTCGGTTAAGTCTGTTGTAGTTCCGTCAATATCTGCTTTTGTAGCCAGTTTATACCATTCTGACCAACTACTAACAGTAGCAGGGTCACTATTTTCTACGATTTGCCCGAAACGGTTATAAATCGCTCCTGTCGTTTCGCTCACCCATAACTGTTTACATACACTGTCATTATGGTCGTTATCAACGTTTAAAAAGCCCGGGTTTGTTTCGGGCGCGTTAGGATTATTAGAAGCTTGTAAATACCAGCGATGAATATCAACTAATGTGTTTACATCTGTCGCTTCTGTCAAATTGTTATAGTAGTTTAAGACGCTTAACTGTTCGATTTTTGTCAATGCGTCCTCTGCTTTTGTTAACGCATTTGTAGCGTTATTAGCGGCAGCGTCAGCG